TTTAAACATATAAAAAGTCTTGTAAATGTTTTTTAATTATTTCATCTAATTTGTCTGAAAATAATTCAGCCATTGAGTTATATCCTATTGCGGTGTAATGATAGTTGTTGTATAGAGATGTGAACGGCAAACTATTAAACTCGTTTATACAATCCATATAATAGTAGTTAGAATAATGTTGTTCCATTTTTTTGTATACATTATTTACATTTACAACAGAAGTGGTAACCCCGACACCTCTACTAACACCAGTGCTAATAATAAAGCAATCAGGAGATATCTTTCTTAATTCACTTATTACTCTACTAACGTAGCTATATAATGTGTCATTTGTAGTGCCTATATCACTTTCAGATCCAATAGTTTGATTAACTTCATTAGCTCCCATACATAAAATATATAAAGGCATTTTACCTATTTTTTTAGCGTATTTTAGACCCCATTCTTCACTTGTTTCATTCAGCCACGATAAACACGTTGCGCCACTTTTACCACTCCAATACACATCATTATTGTATTTATTTTTAATAAAACTGCCCCATGAGATCTCTTTATCTTCCGATACTGCTGTTCCATTTTTAAGTGTATGATATCCGACGCTTAAACTGTCACCAACAGAGCAAAATTTTCTAAATAAATTAAAACCATTTGGATAATATGTTTTTTCTTCTTTTGTGTTTGATAGTTCAATCCAATTACCCCATATAAAGTTAGGAGCTGAGCCAGTATTCGATCTAGTAAATACTCTATTTTCACTGACAAATAATTGGTACCCACCTGGCTGATTACTCCTGTCGCTATATTGAAAAGTTGATAAGCACCCAGTTGCAGGACTAATAGGCAAATTTTTCATTATATCGCCAGTAATTTTATAGAGGTAAATTGTTTTATTTAATGGTGCATTGTTTAAATTATTGAAATAAGTATCAACATTACTTTTTAAAATAATAATATCTGATGGTGCGTAACTGTTAAAAGATCCGTATACCAACCCGCTGTCTTTCCAATTACCTGAGTCATAGTAATAAATATGTCCGTTAGATTTTAGCACATAAACTAAAAGTGTATTAGTCATTTCACTTACGGAATTTACAAACTTTGGCAACGAATTATCACTAATAATTGCTTTTAATAGAGCACTTAAACTACCATCTTTTGCCATTGCATCCAGTTTATTATTAATTTCCTCTTGCACATCCAATGTACTAAAGTAATCATTAACATATTCCTGTAACTTCTTATACGCCTCATGCAAACCAGTCACATCACCCTCAAGCACACCAACATCTTCCATGGTCTTATTCAGATAATCAACCACCTTACAAAGCAACTCATAATAACTCAGACTATCATCATACACCAGTGGCAGTACCTTTTGACACCAAAACCGAAACGGTTGTAAGTCCTTATAATTTCCCAAAGTAGGTGTAAAATCAGCTGGGTCTTTTTTAACAATATCTCTTGTGCTCATAACTTTTATCTCCTTTCATTACCATAATCCAAAAAACATCTCTTCGAATTCATTAATAACTTTCATGTCAATATTTAGCATAGTTTCCCTAAACTCACTCAACATTTTACTGTAGCTACTTCCACCAACCTTACCTGCTACTTTCTCTGTGTAATCTTCCGTGCTATTAACACTTTCCGTATAATCAGTTCCACTCTTACTTGTTACACTGCTGTTAGAACTTCCCTCGCTAGTATTCTTTCTAGCACTTGTCAAGTAATTTTCACTTTCAAGACCATCCAACCCACCCTGCGGTGTATCACTATACAGCTCTCTATCAGTAACATTATTACTTGAACTTCCGCTACTATTTTCACTCACATCAGTACTACTTGTTTTCCCATCTATACCAGTCCTTTTATGTGTTCTTTCAACACTGTAATCTTTCAAAGGGTCAAACTCAAGTAACGCACTTTCATAAAGCTGATTGTAATAAGGCATGATTTCCTCAAGTTTTGTGTTCATCCACAGTTTCCATATGCCTACAGTTTCCGAGCAAATCTCTCTTAAATAGTAATGCTTTAAAATCTTCTTGCATAAAACACTTCGGTATGTATCATCAAAGAAAGTACAGTTAGTTGTAAAAATTTTGTTCCAACTCTTTTCAAGCACCTCATCCACGTTGTCGCACCCTTTACTTTCAGCCAACCCACTCTTACTCTCGCATATAAAACGCACTTCTGTTGTGTATTTACTCACTAGCATCACCGCCCATCGTATCATCACTTGGCATATCTAAATCAATGTCTTGATAATCTTTTCTGTAATCAACTTCAATATTTAAGCCGAACATCTCATTGATTTTCTCAACAGCCTGTCTCCTGCACTCAAGCCTACTGTATCTTGAACTAATTGTACTACCCTGTGAGCTTGAAACTTCATCCGTGATAAGTCTTTCTTGTTTGTTAATGTTCAAGTTACTGATCCCAAGATAAGTCAATGCCTCATTCCATATCTGATTTTTTAATTGATATAGCTTATCAGCGACGTAAGGTGCTTGTGTGCTTATTACCTTAACACCATTTATATCAATATTATTATCAGCAAAGATAACAGGTGTATTGCCATCATATTTCATATACAGATTTAACATTGACATCCTTTGTTTTTCGTTACACTGAATCAGAAGAGGTGTTTTTTGTGCTTTTGCATTAACATCAACACTCCTGTCTAAATCCCACAATCTTTTAGCGTACAACTGGATATCTGTTACACTGTTTGTTCTAAGATAGTTATTCCATATGATGACACTATCTTTATCGTTTAGAACTTTTTGATAATTGTTATAACAGGAATAAGCACGTCTTGTAATAGGATTACCATACACGTCAAAATTACCTTGCTGAATACAGTCAAGACATAACTCGCCTAGCACGTCATCTTTAAAGAATACAACACTACCAGTTTCAAATAACCTTAACTCAATATAACGAGGGTCTACTGTACTTGGTAAATTTTTCCACTCAAACATAGACATAGACAGTTCCATAAGTCTCCTTAAATATTGCATATACGTTAAAGTATTTGTAACTGCACTATCTTCAAAGTTTGTTCTTTTTCTTCTACCCACTGTTCTCACCTCTCTTTATACTGGGCTGTTATCTAACGAATAATCACCGATTTCATCACCATTTTTCCAAAATGTGATACCATTGTCATAAATACTACACAGTTTTTTCATATCATCCGCAGGTACACTTCCTGTCAAGCAACACCCAACCGTTTTCACGTAGTTCCAATGCGGTCGACTGCTAAAGTTCGGATGTTTAACTCTTTTAACAGCGTAACCATACATATTAAAATAATCATCAATCATTTTAGCATATTCACTTGTAATACTGCATCTACCACCGTAAAAATTCTTAGTACCGTTTGCTATTTCTACAGATCCGCTGAAAACATTACCTCTAGTAATATCTGCTTTAATACTAGCTTGATAACCTTGCATTAATAAATTACCGGCATGATTCATGTTATTTGAAGCTTCTGATAAAGGTATCATACCACCTAAGCCTAGCCCAAGACTTAAACCGCCAGTGATTGCTGTTGCTGTTATAGGTAAGCTGTTTTGTGCTAGCCACGCTCTAAAAGCGTCTGTGCTCCAACTGCATAACGGATAATCGGATAACGTTAACATTTCTGTTGTTAACGGTACATCTTTACACCCTTTATAATACATTGGTTTAATAGCAACTTGCACAGGGTATGAAATAGGTACATCAATATTAAATTGTGGCAATAAATCGTCAAATAATTCATATCTATAAACAGCACTTTTATTTCCTGCATTTACACTGTAAAAGTTATACGGATATGTGTACAATTTTTTACATTTTGGTTTGTAACCGTCTAAAGTTAAATTTTCTGTTAATTTCGCTACATTTACAATAGTATTGTAACACGATTGTGATTTAGTAACATTTACACCTTCACCTGTAGGAATTGCACTTCCGACAGCAATAACAGGACACATATACATCGCAACGATGGCTTCAGGCTTTTGTGCGTATTTATTTAAGAAATTTGTTATAGTTTCTGTATCACCCGAATTAAAAGCATGTAAACTACATCCACCGTAAATACCGTCATATAAATTCCCGTTTGGTGAACCGCTTGTGTCGTTAACCATAATAATAACAGCTAAAGGCTTAATAGTCTGTAGTAATGAGCCAAAATCGTTGAAAACATATTCACCAGTATCAATGTTTTCAGGCTCATAGTGCTCGCCGATTTGGTCTGATACTGGATGCTCTCTCTCTACAAAGCACTTATCAGCATTATGAACAAAAAACCATGTCTGCATTACGTCAATTTCAAAAGTAACGTTTGTGCAATTATCATTTACATACTCAATACTTGTAATAAAAGCATAAAACCATTTACTACCATAAGCTGTGTTTCTAAACATCATATAATTACAGTCATAAATATCGTCTGCCTTTACATCCATTCTTGCCACGCCTTTATTCACCCTTAAATAGGATTGGTTGCTAAAGCTTTTTTTCACGTATTTTGAAAAGTAATTGTATTGTTCTGTATGAGTATTAAAATATATTGTATGCTCATATGTGTTATCAAGTGGTACGTTATGCAATAATTTTATATCAGAATTAGGGTTGATATACATTTTTTTCTCCTTTTATTAAAATAGGGCACTATCATAGCACCCTATTTTTTAATATTACCCCTGCTTTGTTAATTCAATAGCTGTGTCAACTGTGGTAGTTCCTGTTACATTTGTTTTAGTTGCCTTGTACTTAACACCATTGATTTCTGCTTCAAGCGCAATCTCTGTAGCAAGCTGTGACTTTGGAATCATAAGCACACCATATTTCTGCATTGCAATACCTGCGCTTGTCATAGCTTCTGTCTGAATGAAGTTTACATTCTGAGCTTCAAGACCTGCACTCTCAAATTTCGGAGACAGTGCAAATACTGTTGCATAATCTGCTTCGTCTTTTGTATCAACATGCACTGTAATTGTTGCAGGAGCTTCAATGCTTGCATCACTTGTTACGAATACAACTGCGTTGGCGAATGGTGAACTTGAAATTGTTTTCCATGTGTGATAGAAGTAATTCCAGTACAGTCCGCTTGCCACGTATTTTTCTGTAAACTTGTTGTTGTTATCATACACCTGAAACCAATTCTCATCACAGATAACAGCTTTTACATTTGCAAGTAACGCAAGTTCTTCTGCTGTTACTTCTTCAATCCCTGTTGAATTAGCTCTGATAACTTCAAATCTGTCATTGTCAAATTCCGTCCAGTTATCAATAATATACAGTCTGCCCATAAAGTCGGCTTTTTCCATGTTGAATGCACTGGCTAACACATTCACATCAAACTGTGCGTTGAAAGTAGCATCCATAAAAATGATCTGTCTTTCTTTCGGTGTGTTTGTTTTAACACCTGCAATATTATTGTCTGCACTGATAAATGGCAATAAATTAGATGTAGCTCTAAACTGAACAGCACCGTCTTTCAAGTCTGTTCCGTCACCGATTGATTTTGGCTTCATCTGACCGTGTGCGATTGCTTTAATCAGTAGATATTTGAACAAAAGGAATTCATCATACTCGGACGCCGTATATACACTATCCACAATCTTAGCAATAAGTGACTGTACGCCGTCCATGGATAAGAACGCCTGTTTTAAATCTTCATCCTGAATTGTTACTGGATACATCACTCTCCAGTTCATTGTGTGGAATGCTGAACGTACGTCAGGAAATGTTCTTTTAAATTCTCTTGCGCTTGCTTTTTCAGCTGAAAATTCAACAGCACTTGCAATAGATACAAAAATATCTTCTACAGTTTCACCAAATTCAAGATACCCTTTTTTAAGCCGTGAATACGGATTGTTAAATGTAGCGCTCTGCATACGAACTGTAGCAATACGGTTAATAAGTGCATTTAAAAACTGGTTAGCGAAAGATGGTGTACCGTAGATAATTTCACCAACTTTCGGAATATCTTCCGAAGTTGTTACCTCAGGCACACTCTGCTGATAATCATAACTAGCATTTTGTCTAATAACGTTCATAATGTCAATGGTTGACGCGTTAAGAGTGCTTGTTGCAATTCTTCTTGCCATAATTAAAATCTCCTTTACTTAAATAAATCTTCAAAAGTTTTTGGTTTCATTTCGTCATCTTTTGGTTCAGGGTCTGTTGGTTCTGTTGGCTCACTGCTGAAAAATCTTTCTGTATATTTTTTTCGCCATTCCGCATCATTATCTTTGTAACGCTGTTCCCAGTTCTCATCGTCACCGTTTGCTCGTGTTTCAAGGTCTGTTAATGTGTCTGTAACATCTTCCAAAAATGAAATCGTTTCATCATCCGTCTGTTCGCCAATTCTAGCACGAATTGACTCTAAAATTTCATCTCTTGTTCTTACTGCCATAATCTTACCCCCCTTCTAAAAGTTATAGCGAATCATCATCCATACAGGCATGCTTTTCTTTCTTTTAGATGGTGTACCACCACCCCCTCCGCCTGCGCTATAAAAGCGGTACATCAATACAGCATTGTTAAGCGCTTGTTGTTCGGATAGATAGTATTTTGGTTCAGTTTCCCATGACGTGATGCTTGAATCATTTGCGTGTTGCTGAATATAATCATATGCTTTATATGCAAAATCAATACGTTCCTGTAACGCAGGCTTTCCTGCACGCTCCCAACATGTTTCAAATGCTTCTGTTAATTGTGCGATATTCGTGCTTGAGCTTGTTAAAAATTCTTGTAATGAGGTAATCCCTGCAAATTCTCCCTGCCAATCATTTTCCACAACTAAGTATTTCATTTGCCCAACAGGGTCTGTACGTACATATCCATTCGCTTCTAACCATGTATATAACGCTTCACGTCTTGAGCCATCCCACTGAAAAATACCAAAGGCTGTACCGCCTTGTTGCCCTAATGTTGGGTTAATATGAGACTCTCGCCAAGCATTTCCTGCTAGTGCTGATACCACATAAGGGCTTGCCCCGTATCCAGTTGCACCACCATCACCATATCGAAATAACCTTGTAAAACTACGTTGGTAGTTAGTGTTTCCACTTGTATTACCTATACTTACTTGGTATTCTAACGGTGCATTGTCTGTATGTGCACCCATGAAAACACCTTTGCCGTCACCACCTAAATAACACATTTCTGTATGTCCGCTTGTCCATCCAATGTCACCTGGTTTATATTCTCCGTGGGCATCTACTTCTGTAAACCCTAGTTTTAATAAACAGTTAATCATTGATGCTGTTGTAAAAGCGTTGTGATGTGGTGCATAACTAGGCGTTTCAAAGCCTCCTGCAACTAGTGCATAATTGATAAATGAAGAACAGTCATAATAAGTAATCCCACCGACTGTCTGTCTATTTCTATATGCTTGTGAATACCCAACATTTGGTGCATTACAAGTTTGTATTGCCCATGAATAAGCTGTGTCAATACTTGGCATTTACTTTTTTCACCTTTCTACGGTTTCATTAATTTCCCCTTTTTTCCAAGAGAAACAAGTTTATCGTTCTGTGGTGCTGACCCCTTATAGTTAGATACACCATTTTTACTTGCGATACGCTGACGGTATGTATAACTGGAATCTACTCCGATTGATTTTAAACAGTCCACAATGGAACAGCTGTTTGACTTGAATACTGGGAAATATGTTTCATCAACACTAGGGTGAGGTGAAACATTTGTTTTACACCCAAGCGCAGAAGCAATAGCCATAGCACACTTTGTAGAATCCCAACGAGCAACATCATCTTTGTCGTCTACAAAACAACACTCAATAAGAATTGCTTTTGCTCTTGTTTTTCTAAGCACATACAGTCCTTTATCGTACTTTACTGGTGCACCATGAAAGCCGATGCCAAGTGTATTTGCAATGCTCTCTGCAATCCTGTAAGCTGTACCATAGATTCTATCGTCATAACCATATACTTCAACTCCACCGCATTTTCCGTCACCTACTCTGTCGTTTCTTGCACTGTTTAGGTGGATTGAAATATCTAAATCAACATTGTGCGCATTGCACTTGGAAACAATAGAAGATAAGTTTGTCCCTTGTGTAGTACTGTAGTCATCTGTACAGTCATATACTGTATCACCGTTCACTCTTAACAGTTCGATTAGCTTATTTTTAACGGCTCTATCTTCTGTTACCTCGTCCAGTAAATCGCTTACGCCTCTACACTTTAATGAGTGCCCACCGTGCACATTATACGTCGTCATTCTTGTCACCGTCCAATCTGTCGCATAACTTCTGTAGAATCAATGTGTTATTGTTCAACGCTTCTGTTACACTGTTCATTTCTTCTTTGTGTGCATCTTTTTCTTTTAGCATATACCAAAACATAGCCCCACACATTACAATAGGGAAACCAAGTGTTGAAATTGCTGTAGTTAATGTGTTCACATCCACAGCTTTAATCACCTACCTTTCTTATTTAATTATATCATATTCCTAGATATTTGTCAATAATAGACACTATGTTTATTAATAGACACTTGTATAAATAATAGACACTTGTATAAATAATAGACACTGTGTCTATTAAAATACAGCGTGTTTAATAATTGACATTTTGTCTTATTTATGCTATAATATACAAGAGGTGATAAAATGAGTTATTATGACGGTACAAAACTATTAAGTTTATTAGACCTTAACAATAAAAGACCTGAGATTTATATGGTTACCAGTAACAGAACGGGTGGTAAAACCACTTATTTTGGTAAACTGGTTGTTAATAAATTTTTGTCAAAAGGTGAAAAGTTTGGGTTACTATATAGATACGATTACGAGCTTAGTGGTGTAGCAGAGAAATTTTTTAAAGACATTAAAGAATTATTTTTTCCTGAATACGAAATGTCAAGTAAACCAATGATGCATGGGAAGTTTCATGAATTATTTTTGAATGGTGTATCCTGCGGTTATGCCATGGCTCTTAACAATGCAGATGCCGTAAAGAAGAACTCACATATGTTTAGTGATATTAGCTGTCTTATTTTTGATGAATTTCAGAGTGAAACAAACCGTTACTGCTCAAATGAAGTGAAAAAGTTTATCTCAATCCACACCTCTATCGCACGTGGACAAGGTAAACAGGTTCGGTATGTCCCTGTTTATATGATGGCGAATCCAGTATCATTAATTAACCCATATTATACAGCCATGAAGATTTCAAACAGGCTTAAATCTGACACGAAATTCTTAAGAGGTGATGGATTTGTACTAGAACAGGGTTATAATGAATCTGCAAGTAAAGCTCAGACAGAAAGTGGCTTTAACCGTGCATTTATCACCGATGATTATGTTGCTTATTCCGCACAAGCCACTTACTTAAATGACAGTAATGCCTTTATTGAGAAACCTGTTGGAGAATGCACCTATGTTGCTACACTTCGGTATCTTGGTAGAGACTACGCTATTAAAGAATATATGGACTTAGGTATTATTTATTGTGACGATAGAGCGGATAAGACATATCCGTATAGAATAAGTATTACAACAGACGATCATAACATAAACTATGTTATGCTAAAGAGCAATGACTTGTTCTTATCTAATATGAGGTACTTCTTTGAACGTGGCTGTTTTCGGTTTAAAGACTTACAATGCAAAGAAACTGTATTGCAAGCACTTAGTTATTAATGGTATCATCTATCGCTAGAAAGCGAAAAACATAGGGGCAGGGCGCACGGGTGAAAGATACCGCTGTTTCTATGGTCGGGGTTGCTCCCTTGTCGTAACAGACTTTAGACCGTTTTCACCGATAGTCAATGATATAATAAAAAGGTACAATGTTTCATATGAAACAAAGTACCTTTTTTGTTTTTATTTATCTAATTTTAATTCAACTTCTTTATTCAGTTCTTTTTCTTTCTTAAATTTTCTGTATTTCTTTGCATCACGTGGCATATAAGGGTAAGTTGGTATATAACATTTGTACTCATAAAATGGACAGTCAACACATCCCTGAGCATATCTACTTGTGCAAATATCAATCAGCTCTTTCACTGTTGTTTTCATACAGTTCTACCTCCTCATTGGTGTATAATGCTTTTGCTAGTTCAGGTGAATTGCCACATAAACGGTAATAATTTTCTAATTCAAATGGATAATAACCGTCAATTTTAGCAATGCATTCACCTTTATTATATTTACATATAATACAACAAGCATCATTACCAATACAATTTTTTATAACGTCTTGCAATCTAACTTTCATTTTTATTACCTCATTTCATAACTTGTATTAACGAGTAACACACCACCCCTCATTCTTTTAGGTCGTAACTTATCGGGGACTTTCAAACCTATCTTAAAATCTGATATATCTCGTTTAATAGGCTTATCACCTTTAAATAAGAACTGTTTTTCATCTTCTGTCCATTCTTTATGTGTTCCTGTTCTTGACTCTGTATAACCGTTTATATCTGCATTACCTTGCATAGATAAAACAAACAGGTTCTTACACTTGTTAGGCATCCCTGCGCACTTCACGTCATAGAACGGCTCGTCTATTGGTTCTCTGTTCTCATGTGTTACGTGTTCAATGTATGTTTTCTGCCTCGTAAAAGTTGCAATATCCCAACACGACTCTAATGACCATGAGTTAAATTCTGTTGGATGCTCTCTTATACCTATGATTTCATCAGGCAGTAAGTCGCAATGTATAGAATCAGTATCAGCATAGATAAACCCTCTTTCATTCACACCATGGTAATTCTTCTGAGCTGTTCTGATAGTGAACTCCCTTGCATAGGAAGTAATAGCAGAACCACAAGGTATGTAACCTGCTTTCTTATTGCTCTCCTCCTGCCTTATAAAACCAAGTGATTCATCATCTTTCACGTATGCGATCTTAAATGAACTATCTTTAGATGAAGCCTGTTTTCCGTAAAGATTATTAAGAAATAGCTTTGCAAGAGTGCGCTGTGCTCCCTTACTTTTCTTCTTAATCTCTGCGTACTTATTTATGTATTCGTCATAGATACCTTTCATAGCATAGAACCATACACCGTCTATGATTTCAAAATCATATAAGTCATAGTGTTCTAGCATCAAATAATAATCTGTACAAGTAACAACCATTTCTACAATAGCTTCATGTCTGTTATTTCCACTGTCATAGTAATACGGAAAAAACTTGTCGTATTTCTTACTGTACACGTTACTTGTTTCTAGCATTTCTGTACCACGATATAGCGGAGACCCTTTTATCTGTATGAATGGCAAGTAACCATGTTTCACGTGAAACCTTGTGCGAATACGCAAAAAGAAATACCTAGGTTCTCCTTGTGGTGATTTCTTTAATGCATCATCATGGATGTAATTACCTTTCCAATAATGCGGTTTCCCTACTGGATAATAATTTCCACTATCAGAATGCATCATAGATGGATATAAGCTATTAACGTCTGCTGTTGTGCCTTTGTAGTATATTTTGTTTTCTTTTCCTCTTACAAGATAACACCATCCACCACGATATGACTTACGAATATAATCACCAAAGGTTGGGTATTTTGTTATTCCTGTTTCTATCTTGTATATGTCGGGAAATAGTTGTGCATAATCTGTCTTGTCATATCCTTTTTTGAACTCTTCCAAACAACATGAGCCAATCGTAGATTTATCATGCCCCTGTTCTAGCATGATTTCAAGTGCTTCTTTTACCACAAGAACGTCATTTGCAATGTACTCTCGTTCCTTTTCAGTGATTTCACATCCTGCGTATCTATAACCGGTGTATTCCATGTCTAACTTTTTGTGCTTAGTAGCAAATGATTTTCCGATAACTTCAACTGAAAATGGTAACAGCTTCAAAGAATCTCTAAATTCAAGTAACTTATTGTTTGGTAGTTTCTGTGTAATGGAATACCACATACCCTTGTCAGATATACTGTATCGTACTTCGTTGGTTTGGATTTCTTTGTTCTTTTTCCATGAGTAAACACCGTTATCATTGATAAGTGCCTGAGGGTATTTCTTCTGTGCCAACAAATAGTCAAGAATGAAAGCACCATCAAATTTTAGGTTATGAAAAAATGCTATGATGTTTGTATCTAACGCACGAAAGTACGTAAACATATCCTCTATACGATGCAGGATTGTAACATTCTCGGTGAATAGTTCTACAATGGCAACCGCCCACACTTCTGTATGGTCTTGGTTATCGTATACAGTGGTTTCAAAATCACACATAAACATTCTTGTTGTGCGTTTACTATTCATATGTATTGTCCTCTATATCCCACGAATATAGTGATTCCTGTTCATTATTTAAAGAGTCTCGTTCTACAACAGATAATGTTCTACCGCTAATAATTTCTCCAATAGCTTCCAGTGAAGAGGCAACGTTTACGCCTTTTGAATCAGTTAAAATAACTTCTAGATGTACCTTAATTACATCCCAATTATTTGCAAGACGCTCTCCTACAGCTATTTCACCATCTTTATTTATAACACTATAATATAACTCTAATAAAGCGGATTGAGCTTGTTCTGCCGTTTCAATATTCGCTCTTTTTCTTCTATTACCGTAGCTTGTTTCAGTTGGAACTGGTGTTGTTATCCGTGCCAAAAAATCATCAACAAAATGCTGATTGGATATATCACCTAATTGTGGTTGTTTTAAATGAACAGGGTTTTTTAAATCTTTTGTTGTTGGTTGTTTATCTGTTGACCAAAACTCTTGTGCCGATTGCTTATTACGCTTTCTTGTCCTTGCGCTACGCTTGGCACGTTCTGAAGCCAATTCATGTTTTAACGCACCAACAGTTGATATTTCACCTGTTTCTGTTGAATAGGCTTCCTGTTTCATGAGGTTCTTGATATCTGCTTTTAACTGTCTTGTTATCTTTGCTAAGTCTCTTCCTTGGATACCCCATTTACGCAACTGTGATTCTGTTTGATAAACATTTGCACCACGTAATTCGATATTCTGTTTTCTTAATGCTGATACTTTTCGCTGATATTGCTTATAGTATTGACTATACTTTGATTTGCTCTTTTTCAATTTTATCACACCTCTCACATTTTATTATGTTTCACGTGAAACATTGTTTAGATTTGAAAAGGGTAGGCGTTCTGCCCACCCATTATATTTTAGGAAAGAAAAAATACTTTACTTATTTTACTGAGTTTACATCCAGACCACAGTCAACAAATGGTCTGCCTGCTTTTGTTTCTCCGCTACGTTTTACGATTGCGTACGGTTTACCATGCATCAGTTCATGAATTGACTTTAAGGAACTCTTGAAAGTTGCGGACTGTGTTGAATACACTTTACCATCTACTGTGATGATAGAAAGCAAGTCTGCTTCTGTTCCGTCTTTCTTTGTATCCTTGTACTCGAGGTAAGCATCTACTGGAATTGAAGTGCCGTCTAATACATCCTTCATGGAAGTGATTCCTGCATCCATTGTCATAAGATACTGCTCTACCTCTGTTAACTCTCTGCTTGCATTTGTGATTGTAATTTTACTCATTGTTTTTTCTCCTTTTTCTTCTGCTTATACTTATTCTTCTACTTCATTTTCGCCTGTTTCTTTTTTGTCTCTTGGCGGTAATACTTCTGCCATTTCAATGAACTTCTGTTCATCCATACCGTACAGCGTCTCAATTACTTCTGCTGAAACTACTGATACTGGTTTGAGAGTTTCTGTCTCTACTACTTTAGTAACTGCTTTCATCAGCTTCTTATCATCTGTGTAAGTACCTGCAATTGTTACCTCATAGTTGTCAACCTTAGCTGTCTCTGTGTCTACACACATAACAATTACTTTAGTTGAAGAGATTGTTCTTGTTACTTTTCTTACTCTTGCCATTTTTACTTTCACCTCTTTTCTTTTTACTTGTGCTTGCTAGACTGCTGAATGAACGGCTTCTTATGAAGCCAAATCAGATAAAAGGAATCGAACCTTTACACATTTGCCACCGATTTTTTCGCCTGCATGGGTGTCGGAATATCTGTTATTTTTGTGAGTGGACGGTGCTGTGAACACCGCCCCGTATGGTGTGGTATTTGCAAGTTGGATAATATTTATCTTCCTTACATTATTAAGTATATCAGATGTTACTTTAAATGTCAAGTAGTTTTTAATAATTTTTACCACTTTTAATTTTTTTAAATCGGATATTTTCCATGGCCGATCATCTGACCATTTAATCATAGGAAAATCAACGTTAAATTTAAACACGTTTGTTGAGTCCATACCAATCCAATTACCATATTCTTTATATTTTTTCGGTTTAATAGCATGTGCAAATAAACGTCCGTCTTCATCCCTTGCCATATATTCAAATTCATCTTTTATATAGCTTAGAAAGTTAAAATCCGCGTTGGATATTACAATAGGGTCTTTATATTCTTGATTCGCCCATTCAACTACTGCAACAGAACACAATGCAGTACCATAAAATAAACAATCACTACAAAAAATGCTATTACAACTTACGGGCTCATGTGTTTTCGCATCAACCGCCAATTTTCCTTCATTACAAACAACATCTAAAATTTTATCCTTAAATTTTTCTTTATTTTTCATAATTCTATTCTCCTTTTTTACAATGTTTCACGTGAAACAATTTTAATAGTGTAACAATAAATGCTATTGGTAATTTATGGCATTGGAACTAATACGCCTATTACTAACCCAATCAAGTAAAATGTAGCAAGAAAAATAGCTGTTAATGATAAAATTGCAATAATTTCCTCTATTACACTTTTTATGGTTCTTTTAATTTTTCTAATATCCATGAATAATACTCCTTTATTAATGATTTACTGATTGCCACATCTATGCGCTGGTCTTTGGTTATATACGCTATATAGTATTTACCGTTGTCATATGTACTTTCTTTTAACTTGTAAATGAATGCATAATGTAAGTTAGTTATGTAGGTTGTGTTGCACAGTGACAAGGCTGTGCCATTTTCCTCTATCATTACGTCTTTTATATTTTCGTATTCTTCTACTGTTTTAGGTGTCACTAAGTCCGGGTGATCATACAGTGACTCACAAAAGTGTTCTTGGAATCTCCTGCGGACTTGTGCGTGTGTTATCCATTCAGGCATTATTTAAACTCCTCTCTAGCTTTTTTATATATTGATTTTGATAATACTCTGTGCTCCATATAAGTATTAATAGCTTTATGTAATTCACAAAAAGCATTATCAAAAACGTTGTTCATACCATATTCGATATGATTAAAAAGAATGTCCTCAGCTTCTCTTAATGTTTTAAGTTCCTGCTCTGTTAATTGGTTCATATTGTTTCTCCTTTCTTGATGTTCTTTCCTTTACTGTAATTATATTATAGCATTGTACCTTTAATCTGTCAATAGTTTTTAATTAATATTTTTAGATATTTTAAAACACGAGTTAGTTTAAACTAACTCAGTGCAAACTGTAAACGCAACGAGCGTACGATATGTGTACTGGTTTAGGTGCACCAATGGGGGGTACGATTTTCGAGATTCGCGGAATACC